ATATAAAACAGTATCCAATAAAGTGAAAGTACCTGTTGATTTGTAACGTTTTACTTTGACCCTACACCAATTCTTTGCATCGTTTGCCGTTGGTCCTGCAACATAAGTAATCGAATTTTCAATAAATTCTTGAATAAAGTTTGAAATATTATAATCCGTTCTTTGACTTATATCTTTCGTGAAAGAATAAGTTGGTGTCATTGGTTCAGTCGTGCCATCATTCCAAATAAATAACTCAATTTTACTACCAACTTGTCCGACTTCATTGACCGTAATAAAATACGGACTTCTTATATTTAATATTTTCATTTTAACGAATTTACCATTAATTTTTCAACGTCCAATGCAAACGCTTTTTCTAGTTCAACATCAATATATTTTTTATATCCAGCTTCAAATGGCTTGGTAAAAAATAAACTTGGTTTAATTCCGTGAAGGAATATCTTTTTAGCAATTGCGAATTTCAAACCCTCTCGACTCACAAATTTTCCTTGTGCGTTTCGTGGTGCAATTCCTTTTTTTACTATCCATTTGTCGAATGCTTTAGGAGGTGGCATTTTATCTTTATAACTAAAAGGTGTATTAAATTTTGTCTTAACACCTGAAACTCCTTTGTCCTGGAATTGTCCATACATTGGCATCGTAAAGCCCAATTGAAAACTATTTTTACTTACTTTTACAATGCTATTATCTAATGATTTCGATAGCGTTCCAAAAGTATTTTTAGACAATAGATTTTGTTTAGCATTACTCACAACATAGTCACGAAAATCGCTCAGGCTTTTATACGTTTGTTCTGGTACCATTATCTGATTGGCATTTCGTTAGGTATCAACACATCAAATGTTACTGTACAACCCGCTACTTTGTCTTCGAACCTATCTCTAAAAAATTCATACGATGGTGATCCGTCCAAATGGTATAAATCATCGTGTAAATTTCCACGTCCTAATAACTCCATTAACCGCATATTAACAAATGATTGAGTATTCAAAACAAAGTCCTCATTATCTTCATTTTCTTTCACAACGTCCATTGAAATTACGCTTACATTATAGCTCGTTGCGTTGCCGTTTGGCCTAAATGAATTAACAATTAAGTGAGAAAGCGGGTATATTTGCTGCTTATTAGTAGCGACTTTATAAATATCGCCACGACTAACCGCCTTACAAAAAGGGTCTTTTAATAATTCCGTTTCTATCTTGTCTAATATGTTAATGTAGCCTATCATTTCTTAATCATTTTAAAAACATTACCACCCAAGACGTTTAGCTGTGTTAGTGAATATATCAACGGTTTGTTCTGACATTTTAAAACGGTCTTTATTAATATCAATTGACTTGTAAATGTTTCCATCTGCGTGTCTTTCTCCTGCTGCTTTCCAATCGAAAAACATTTCCATTAAATCAAATAAATCAAATCCATTCACTCCATTTTCATAATGTTCTGGATGATGCGAATTTTTTTGATAATGGTGGTCAAGTGCAACTTTCAATTCTTTCAAATACTCTTTATATTCTTCTGAACCATAAGTGCAACCTTTTAATTTTGGCGTGTACTCATCAAATAACTCTTTTTCTGGACTTTCAAGTTTTGAATTATCGTGAATATTTGCACGTTTTATTAATTCAATTGACGCTTCTATCATTAATTCCGCTACTCTTTTAATGTGTAGTAGAGTGTCTGTTTTGCTGTCGTATATCATTTTTTTATCATTTTTAATTCTAAATCAGTTTTTTGTTTCTCGAAAGTAAGGAAGGTTAAAGCCGTAAAAAGTTGAAGTCTTCCGACTGCCTCAAAGTTTCGCACATCTCCTCTAGCAAGTGCATAGTAGCTACTATACCATCCCCACCGTTTGCCAAACTGTGATTGTTCACTATACTCAGTTCCGCTTTGTGTTTCTGGAAATAACTCATCGAACTTTTTAATAACTCGTTCGTTAAATTGTAAAAAAAAACAATCGAACCAAGTACAACATCAAGTGGTGCGTGTTTCATTATCTCGGAATATTCAGCAGTATTTTTGTAGGGTTCAATAGTATATTTATCCGATAGCTTTTCTGTAATTGGTCTAAACATAACAGCCATTGCTTTATGCATATTACTAAAGTCATTTATGTAGGTTGTAATATCTACGTATTCGTCTAGGGTAATATTCTCTAAGTTCGGAATGAAACCAAACTCAGTTGTACCAATTTTAAAACGCTGTATAAATTTGTGTTCTTTGGCAAACATCGAAATAATGTTGGTAGTAATTTCTTCAACATTATTATATTTCATTTGTGCAACATCTTTTGGGTTAACGTTGCAAAATATCTGTATCATTTTTTGTTGTAAAAATTCATCATTTGCAATATCTAAGAATTTTTGATACTGCAAAAGTTTGATTTCTTTTAGCTCGGTTGGTATGTTTATCTCGATCTTCATACCTTGTAAACGTAAAAGTTTTATTTTGTTTTATTGGATAAAAGAATTAGAAAATGTTGTAACGCTTTTGTATATCCAACTTCCTGTTCAGATACATTTTTTAAAGAATCGTATTTTAAAAGCGATGCTTCAACTTTATTTATTATCTCTTTTCTTTTCATAATTTTATTTATTAGTACACAAAATATTTGCCTTTGTTGGGGTTGTCTAAATGAAATATTACATTGTAACGGATAGCATCAATTATGTGATTCCAGTCATCAATGTATAATTTTGAAGTCTTGTTTAGGTAACAATAGTTATTAAATTCTTTTGCTATTGCGTCGCTGTTGGGTTCTACGATTATTTGAAAGTCCTGCATCCGAACCACACCGCTTTCAATCGTTCCCTTCTTAACGGCTTGTATATTTATACCTAAATGTTTCAAGTCGTCAATCAAACGAGGTTCTGCACTATCAGCAATTATAAGTCCGTTGTTTGCTTTCTCTTTTATTAATTCAGCTAAAATATGGGTCTTTAAACCACGTTGATAAATGTGCTGTTTAACATAAATAATCTTTTTAGTTTTATCAATCGCAACCTCTGCCAACGCATCAGGGTCAATACTAAATCCAAAATCCATTCCAAAAGAAGTCTGCAATTGGTTGGGATTAAATTCGCCAAACTTCCAATTTGTAAATACAACTCCTTCTGCTTTATCGAGCCACGCTCCAAGATATTTATGTAGGTATTTTTTAGTCTCTGAAATTCTTATTTCCTCAATCTTTTCTAAAATACTTTCGCTTAAATAATGCTTTGCAATATGGTATGTAGTATGTATCGCCTCAACGTTTTTGTGGTTTGAAGTAATCACATCGAAGCCTTCAATATTTAAAATCTTTGGTGTTTTATCGACCCATCTTTTGTGGATAAAATGATCAATAGTACTAGGATTTTGAATCCAAATAATACGGTTTTGTTTTTCGTTTGTTCGTATTGAATCGTCAATATCATCAAAGGTTTTTTCGTCTTTGAAATCTTCACCCTCGTCAATTACCCACGTCGTAATTCCTGCGAGTGATTTTAAATTTGCTGTTTGGTCTCCGCTTGATGTTTTGATTCCGCTAAACAAAATAAACGAACCTGTTAATTTGTTTGTTATTTTACTGCTGGTAATTATGAAATCATTGATTGATCCATTACGGGTTGCAACTATTTTAAATTCAGGAATGATTGACTTTTCTGCTGATGTCATTGTGTATCTTGTAACTAAAATACCATGACCTTTATCGTATGTAAGTCTTGAAATAAAATCGTGAACGGACGTAGATTTCAAAGAGCCTCGCCCGCCTGTTATAAAGAAGTATCTCTTTTTTGAAGTGTAAAGAGGTTTGAATGCTTCATTAATCTTGTACATCTGTTGTTGTCCAATCTATTGGTTTGATTGAAATTTTATTCTTATTAGTATTCTCACTTTCAATAAATTGCATTGATAGTTTTTTCAATTCCTCAGGCGTTGCAATCAATTTCATTAAAGCCATTTGTAAAGCTGGAGCGTTTGAAGTATACCATTTAGAACGCATTGAAACCTTTAAAGTGGTTCGGTTTACTTCCAACAATTCTTTTAGTTCGTTCAGTTCGTTAGAGTCGGGCGGAAAGAAATCATAAAATGTAGGCTTTGCACAAGGCAGGAACGAAACGATATCCTCCACAAAAAACAACTTGTGTTTAACTATCATTTCCTTTGCCTGTAGGAAGATTTTATTGCGGTCGTATGCCATTATTTCCATTCATTAGTTACATCAACTCCGTTTCTTTTTACTATTAAAGTATCATCAAGTTTTATCATTCGCTTTACTATTACATCGCAGTATTTAGGGTCAAGTTCCATACCATAGCATTTGCGTTTTGTATTATGACTTGCAACCATTGTAGTTCCAGAACCTAAAAATAAATCTAAGATATTATCTTGTGCTTTGTAATTAGTAAATGACCATTCTACTAATGCAATTGGTTTTTGTGTTGGATGAACTCTTTTTTCGCCCATCTCACTACCTTTTATCATTCCGTGCCATTGATGTCTAAATACATCTACTTTAACTCCTTTATTTACGAAAGCTAATTCTGCACCACTAAAAGTATCTCCTTCTCTTTGCTTATCCCAAACTAACCAACCAAATCCATTAGGCAAACAAGATGAATAATAATTTGCTCCCCAAAATATCATTGTTGCATCGCTAAATAAAGATTGACACAAATTATAAGCATCTATTGCAACTGTTACATCATTATCTCCTAATATCTCACCAAAATCATTTTCTTTAGCATTACCCTTTATTCCTTTACCACTATGTGAGATTCCATAAGGTGGGTCAGTAAATACCATATCAGCCTTTTGTCCATTCATTAATTTTGCCACTTGGTCGCTATCAGTACTATCTCCACATAACAACCTATGCTCTCCAATTTCGTAAAGGTCTCCTAAAACTGTTTTAGGTTCTTCTGGAGGAGTAGCATCGAAATCATCTTCGGTTGCTTCCAATACT